TGCAATCATAATCTTTGAGAAAGCGATTGGTTCCTGAGAGACTGGGACTCCCGACCTGTTTTGGTCCCTATCCGTCAACTTCTGAGGGTACACATTTATGTCATACGCCCCATTTTGCATCTTATTATAAAACACCATTGACCCCCAGCCAGACTTTTCGTAAATTTTCTGACCATAGGAGACGTTGGTGTTAATTATATTCTGCTGAATTTCAGCAGCGAGTGAGTCAAACCTCTCACGGTATTGTGAGCGCTTCATCTGTTTTTTCTTGTTGTCGATAAATTCAATAGTTGCTTTATCGCCTTTGAGTTTTGATTTAATTTCTAGTTCCATATTGTTTAAAATATTAGATAGACTCTTTTATTATAAACCTTTTACCAGAATTAACAAGTTTTTATAAAATTAATGATTAATTTGCTGAATACCTTGCTGATTTTCTCCAAAAATAGCTTTCAAGTGCGAAAAATTCTCTCCAATCGCAGAATTATCGACATAAACTCCCTGTTCTTGCAAAATAGCATAGCCAATTGACGCAGCCATGATAACGTCGTCGTGTTTTTTGTCCATGGCTTCAGGTTTACCTTTGATATTCCGCACGAACGTGAACATTTCATTAAGCAGCGCTGCGGGAAAGCCCGCATCTTTCCTGAAAAACACGGCTTTTAGTGCAGCTAAAGCGAAGGGACGGGTAGCGGAAGTAGTCTTCCACCCAAAAAACTTAGTAACTTTCTGGGTTATATCGTCAAACACCTTCCTATAGTAAAGATTAATGTAGCCCATCTTTTCCAGCGCGTCATTTACCCATAGTCCATCCTTGTTGACTTCAATACCAACCAGCGCCCAGTTGTAGTACTTCCCCAGCTTGTAAGCCTCGGTCGCCAGTTCGTCTGGTGCTACTTGGGAGCGGTAGATTGCCACGCACTCCTCGGTCTTATGGTTAATAACATAAAGCACCTGCGCATCCCCGTGTGCAAGGCCCTCTGCAGTATCTCCCCCAATAATATAGCGCACTCCAACTTCAGGCGCGGTGAAAACTTCCAGATTCCCCACAGAGGTCGGGTGGAATATTATCGGTCCCTTTTCGGAAGTCCCCAGCTCTCCCCGTATTCCAGGTTTGGCTTCCAGTAGCAACTTCGCCACCTTAGCCGTTGGGAAATAAGTCTGACCCGTCGATAAAAAAGCCTCCTCGTGGGTAGTCGGGTATTCCTGCATCAGTGACTTGATAGCGTCGGGCGAGTTTTTACCACCGAACTGCAGCCACTTCATATAGTAGTAAGTAATCTCCTTATCAGTTAGAGAGTGTTCCTCCTGGTAGCTGCCCCAGTCAATTTCGCACTGCTCCATTTTCGAAGTGGGAACACACTCGTAAATCTTCTTCATTTCCATGTCGTCGTACTGCCAGTTGTAGAAATGCGGTATGAACTGCACCTGCGACAACTGCGCAGTAATCGTGTCCCTCGTCAACCAGTTCTGCTGGAACATCTCGTAAAACCGTCCGGCCATACCTTCCGCGGTGCTTTCAATAAATATAAACCCATCAAACGGCACAGTCGGGAATGTTCCTCGCTCAACTTCTTCAGCTCTCTTCGGGAATTGCACGCACATCTTCGCAAACTCAGAAATATGAACATAGTGGTAAGTTCCGGACCTGCCTGAAACCGAAACAGCGAGGGAAGAAGTGGAACCCATATCAGGGCCGTAGTCGATTACCACCTGTATCTTTCGTGACGACCGCTGGTTAATCTTGAAAAACGCCCCCTTCACATCTTCAGCCATGTTCCTAATTGCAAACTCAATCTTCTTGTCGAAGATTTCAGTCGCATCCTGAACCTTATGCGCGATAATAATTCCCTCCTTATTAGGATTGAACAGGATAGAGTCTAAAATGAGGAGGTCAATGAAAGTCGTGAAACCCAGCTGGCGGGACTTTAGAATTACATGCCGGTGGAAAGGGTAGGGGACATTTATGTAATTATCGTAAAAATGCCGTTGGGCACGGTTCATCGTAAACACCTGCTTGTCACCATCTTTGCTTACAATCCAATATAAGTTACATAAACGCCACTCCTGATTTCTTATCAGCGATGGGTCCTGGGTCAGTAGTTCTACAACCCTGTTGTTATGTTCCTTCTGGTTTGTCATTTTCCTTTTTAAGTTGTTCAAAGCCCTGTTCCGCTAGTGTGAGCAAGTGTGCTTCCATGTCCTCGAAGTATTTCTTCTGAGCACGAACCTGAGTCAATCGCTGAAAAATAACAAACAAAGAAGTTGGTTCCGCTGCCCTTTTAATAGGCTGGAATTTATCATCCTTTTTGAGCTCCTCAAACATCCTGTAGAATGTGTGTAGTTTAAGCATGTTGTTTTTTATGGCACCCTTTACACAAAGTTACGCCATTATTAATGTTCCAAAATTCACAACATTCCAAGGCATCTTGCATGGATTTGATGTTGTTTTCCTTAAAAATAACAGAAAAATATTTAATATGATGAGCGTGTAAATATCCACCCTTTGTAAAACACTTCTGACATGTAAAATCATCTCGGTGAAAAATATCAGATACCCATTGTCGATATTCAAAAGTGTGCCTTATCAACGTTGTTAATGCCGTAATTCCGCCTTTCCATTGACCAGACTTTTCTCCACTTAAAGCTGGAAACTTTTTACCAAGTTTTGCCTTTCTTAATTTTTGTCTTGTTATTTCTGAAACAGTTCTACCCTTGTGACTTAAGCTCATTTTTAATTTAGTAGCCTCGGAGTGTATATGTCCTTTATGTACCTCACTACTTCTCCTGTTCATTTCTGGTGTCCGTTTTTTACCCTTATTGGCTAACCCTACTTTTAAATTATGTTCTTTGGTTTTTTTCTTACCAGAAAGAGCAACACTTATGCGTTTTTTTTGCTCATCTGTAAGTTTATAACCAATTTTCCTCATATATTAAAAGTCTAATGTTGGGTTAACCTCTATTATTTTTTCAGCATTATCTGTTGTTATATTCTGCTGATGCTCAATTTGTTGCAAGACAATAGTGCGCAACTTATTATTCTCCTGGGAGGGACCTTTTTCTTTCGGTATCTCATTGAACTTTGACCAGGCATTACCGATAGCGTTAAGTGACCCGATTAACTCCTTATTAGTAAAACCTTTAAAGCCACGAGCTTTGAACTCGTGCATGGCAGCCAATGCCAAATTATTAGACTCAACCGCGAGCTTTGTCATAGCATTATGAAAACCCATTTTGTTCTCAATATGAGACTTCACAGACCTAGCCACATTGGGAGAGTAGCCAGACTGCAAAGCTATCTGACCCTTAGTGTCTCCCTGACCACCTAATATTCTTTGTGCGTATGCCATTTGTTGAATTGTACAATCACGTTTTTTAATCTTCATACACCATCATTGTAAACCCGAGACTGTGGGGTCGTCAAGTTTTAGGTGCTATGAACTTTTTAACTTATTCATCACTGCCTCACCAATAGACATTGGTTCTTCTTCTTTATTAGGGTCGTAGAATTTATCACCATCAGCAGGTTCAAACGGATTAGGATATTCCTCAACAAAACGGACTGGAAGGTGCCCTTTTAATACCTGTTCTTTTCTCCACTCCCAATCTGCAATACGCGCTTCTTCAGTCATTGGTTCTATTGGTTCAGGCTTCTTCTTAACATATTCTACCAACTTTTTAGAAAAAAATTTTCTCAAGATTGTTTCAACAGCCAACGACTTACTCCAGCACTCATCGTCAGCATACCTAGTTAACTTAGACATGGTTTCATCGCTAAGAGTGAAACTGTAATTTGTTTTACCCATAATATTATGTTAATAGTTATATAATAATAGTATATATTATTTTATAATACCTGTCAACTATATATTATAACATAACTTGACAGAACTAGAAGAGCATAACTATAATATAAAATAGTTATGCCACCAGACTTCTTGGCTAATATTAGCCAAAATAACCAAAGTGGCATAAGAACATAAGAAATACAACCAGCGTGTATTATTATTATTATATTATATTATATTATCTTTTATTATCTTATAATATAATATTATATATATTCTTTATTTTTTTAAATAGTTATGTTCTTATGCCACCAATGTCTATATATTGGCTAATCTTAGCCAAGAAGTCTGGTGGCATAACAAATTATGGCTTATGCCACCTTATGCCACCAATGTGTGTTTTGTGGCTAAGGTTAGCTTAAAAGATAGTAACATAACTATTTTGACCACCCTTTTCAAAAAAACAGGGGGTGGCCTTTTTTATATAAACCCCCCTATTGCTTTATGTAAACCTAAAATTTTACACACAGACAGG